ACACGTAATAAAAAAGAAACAAGAAGAAAAATCCGCAGTAAAAAGATTACCTCAGCCAACTGGTTGGCGTATTTTAGTATTACCTTTTGAAATTAAAAAGAAAACTGCATCAGGTTTACATTTACCNGATTCAGTNNTTGAAAGGGAAAACATCGCTACTACTTGCGGTAAAGTGTTAAAAGTTGGTCCTTTGGCNTACCGAGATTACGACAGGTTTTTAGGTCATGCGTGGTGTAAAGAAGGTGACTGGGTGATATTCAGTAGATATGCAGGAAGTCGTTTNAAAATTCAAGGTGGAGAATGCAGAATTTTAAATGATGACGAAATATTAGCAACTATCGATAACCCAGAAGACATTTTACATACATAAAAGGAGGATCTAATGGCTGAAGAAGCTATCAAACAAGAAACCAACGAAGAAGAAACTGTTGAAGTTACTCTTGATGAAAAAGAAACTAAAACAGAAACAAAGTCAGAAGAAGTCAAATCACCTGAGGTAGAAGTTGAAAAACCTGAAGAAAAAAAGCAAGAAGAAACTGGTGATGAACTTGAACAATATTCTGATGGTGTACAAAAAAGAATTAATAAATTAACTGCAAGATTGCGTGAATCAGAACGTAGAGAAAAAGCTACATTAGATTATGCAAAAGGTGTGCAAGCAGAACTAAAAGAAATACAAACACAGTCAAAAACTATAGATGGTAATTTTGTACAAGAATTTAAAAACAGAGTAACACTACATGAAGAAGTCTTACAAAAGACTTTACGTGATGCAATCAATGCTGGTGACGTTGACGCACAAGTCAAAACACAAACAGAACTTGCCAAGTTAGCTCAAGATAAACAAACACTTTTGAAGTTAGAGGGAGAACGTGAAAAAGCAAAAGAACAGCGCGAAGTAATAGGTAAAGAAACACCACAGAAACAAACCCCACAACCACAAAAAGCTGACCCTAAAGCTACTGCTTGGGCGGCAAAAAATGAATGGTTTGGAGCAGATGAACCTATGACACTTACTGCTTTTAGTATACACAATAGATTAGTAAAAGAAGAAGGTTGGGATCCTCAAAGTGATGATTACTATGTAGAACTTGATAAACGTATGCGAGTTGAGTTTCCACATAAGTTTGGAGGAACACCACAGCCAAGACCAAGTGGTCCAGCAGTGACTTCAGCAAACAGAGCGGGAGGCAAAACTAACTCTAACAAAATCAAATTGTCAGCAAGAGAGGTTGCAATAGCTAAAAAACTTGGTATAACTAATGAACAATATGCAAGACAAGTTCAAAAATTACGTAACGAAAGGGGAGCATAATGACTGATCGTACGCAAAGAGTTTCTCAAACAAGAGAAAAAACGTCTCGAAGAAAACCTTGGAGACCTCCGTCAACACTTGACGCACCAAAAGCACCTGAAGGCTTTGTTCATCGTTGGATAAGAGAATCCGTTATGGGACACGACGATAAGAAAAATCTTTCTGCAAGGCTACGCGAAGGCTTTGAATTAGTTCGCGCAGACGAGTATCCTGAATACGAATCACCAACAGTACAAGAAGGCAAGTATTCTGGGGTGATTGGAGTAGGTGGATTACTCTTAGCTCGTTTTCCTATTGAGTCTAAAAGAGAGCGTGATAAATATTTTGCTGGTAAAACAGAAGATCAAATGACCGCTGTCGACAATGACTTAATGAGAGAATCGAACCCAAGTATGCCTATCAGTAAACCTGAAAGGCAAAGTCGTGTAACTTTTGGAGGCAAAGGAGCTTCCGATAAATAAATAGGAAAGGAACCTAAAAAATGGCAAATATAGATGCTGCATTCGGTTTAAAACCGTTAAAAATGCTAGGTGCTGGAACTAACTCTAATGGTGTGATGAACTTTAAAATTCAAATTACTGGTACTACTGGTACTACAAGTGTAATCGGAGAAGGAACTCCTGTTATACCTTTGGCAAATGGTTTGATTGATATTGTTGGTGCTGCCGCTGGAGGAACTGTTCCGTTACTTGGCGCATTCATAGGATGTGAATATACTGGCCTTGATGGCACTCCAGTCTTTGCAAATAAATGGCCTGGAACTGCTGCTGTTAAGTCTGGTACAGAAGCATCCGCACTCGTAGCTGCACACCCTGATCAGCTTTTTGCGATCAATTGTGACGCTGCAATGACTCAAGCTGGTGTACACGCAAACGCTAACTTTGCGACCGCTACAACAGTAGACGCATCAACTGGTAAATCAAGTGCTGAATTAGCAGTGAGTACTTTAGCAACAACAAATACTCTAAATATGAGAGTTGTTGGTTTACAAGACACACCTTCTAATAGCGACACTTCAGCTGCTGGTATGATTGCGATTGTTCAACTTAACAACCACTTCTATCGTTACAATGCTAACGGTACTGGTGCTGGTATATAGGAGGGAATTATGCCGATAACTAGAGGACAACTCTTAAAAGAACTAGAACCAGGACTAAACGCCTTGTTCGGTTTGGAGTATGATCGTTACGATAACGAACACGCAGAAATTTTTGATACAGAAACTTCTGATAGAGCATTTGAAGAAGAGGTAATGCTTACAGGTTTTGGTCAAGCACCAGTCAAAGGTGAGGGTTCTGCTGTAGAATTTGATTCATCAAATGAATCTTTTACAGCTAGATATACCCATGAAACTATCGCTTTGGCTTTTGCTATTACCGAAGAAGCTGTTGAGGATAACCTTTATGACAGATTAAGTAGTAGATATACTCGTGCATTAGCAAGATCTATGTCTAATACAAAGCAAGTGAAAGCTGCTTCTGTCTTAAATAATGCTTTTAACACAAGTTTTACTTTTGGAGATGGTAAGGCACTTATTGTTACTGACCACCCAACAGTAGGCGGAGGCGATTTATCAAATAAACTGGCTACAGATGCAGATTTAAATGAAACATCATTGGAGCAATCATTAATTGATATTGCTGCTTTTATTGATGAAAGAGGTTTAAAGATTGCATTACAAGGTAGAAAGTTAATTATTCCTTCAGCATTACAATTTGTAGCTGAAAGATTGATGGCTTCTAACTTAAGACCAGGAACAGCTGACAATGACGTAAATGCAATGAGAAACATGGGAATGTTACCAGACGGATACGTTGTTAATCACTATTTAACTGATACAGATGCTTTCTTCATTAAAACTGACGCGCCTAATGGCTTTAAACACTTTGAAAGATCACCAGTCAAAACTTCTATGGAAGGTGACTTTGATACTGGCAATGTGAGATATAAAGCTAGAGAGCGTTACAGCTTTGGTGTTTCAGATCCAAGATGTGTATTTGGAACTCCTGGAGCATAATTTTCTAGGATTAACTAGCCCTATGGACTGACCTAGCAGACGCTTATACGACCATAGGGCTAAAACTTTATAAGAGGTAAATATGGCTAACACAACTTTTAATGGTCCCGTCAGATCGGAAAACGGTTTTAAAGGGATATCTAAAAACGCATCGACAGGTGCAATTACAGAAAATTTTGAAATAAATTCTTCTGGTGCTTATGTAGGAACTTTACTACAAGGTCAAGGAATTGTAACATCAGCAGCTAAATTAGGAGGTGCTGGTTCAACTGAAGTAACTTTTTCGCAACCAAATAATACTATTATAACAAGTATACAAATTGTGCTTACTACAGCAATCACTACAGGTTCAGGTGATGTAGGTTTTCAGGTAGGAACTGCAACTGGCGGAGCTCAATTAGTAACAGCAGCAGCTGATGATATCATAGATGGTGGTACTACTGCTCCTGCTGGATCTCATTATACTTGTACTTTAAATGATACAACAGCAAGTGCCGCAAGTCCTGCTGCTTCACCAAGAGTAAATGTGACTGGTGCTGCAAGAAACATATTTTTACAAATTACAAACACAGCAACCGTTTCTGCAGTTGGTGCGTTGACTTTTGTAATCGCTTATAAACAATTTGCGTAAGGAGTTATCATGGCTGGATCTGATGTCAAAGCAGTCACATTAACAGGTACAGGAGCAATATTCGGAGGACCGTCTAGGATTGTTGGGGTTTACTTAAAAACCAACAGTTCAGGTAGTCCTAATTTTATTGTAAAAGATGGCGCAACAGGAGCAACTGTTTTAAATATTACATCAACTACTTCACAAACGGATTCTATAACTATTCCTGATGAAGGTATAAAATGTAGTACGAATCCACAGTTGACAACTTTAACAGCTATCGATGCAATAACATTCTTTCTGTCTTAATATGGCTACAACAAAAAATGTTACAAGATTACCAAGTGGCAAGTTAAAATACAGAGGCGAAACTTTTAGTGGTTATAACAAACCAAAGAAAACACCAAAAGGTCCTAAGAAATCTGCGGTGTTAGCTAAATCTGGAACCACTGTAAAACTTGTCCGCTTTGGTGATCCTAATATGAANATAAAAAAAGANATTCCCGCGAGAAGAAAATCCTTTCGTGCTCGACATAAGTGTGCTACTGCTAAAGATAAGTTATCCGCAAGATATTGGTCTTGTAAGGCTTGGTAAAGATGGAGTTAGATGCAATGATGTTTTGGAATATTATTCTTACGTTAGTGGTTGCACCCATAGCGTGGATTTTTGCTAAAATGCTAGGTGAAATTAAAGACTACAAATTTTGCTAAAACAAAACTAGAGAAGAATACGCCACACGTGATATGGTCAATAACGAAAACAAGAGGTTATTGCATTATACGTAGACTAGAAGATAAGTTTGATAGATTTGTAGAGAGG